TAAAAAAATAGATAGAGAAAATAAAAATTTGTATTTAGATGATGAACCGTTTCCAAAATATTTAGGTTTTCAAGAATATTATATACATGAATATTATTTTGAAAAAACTAGAAAATGTAATTTTTATAAAAATAGAATAGATGAATACAAAAAATTAAAAAAAAAATTTATCGCAACATTCAAAAAATACGGATATGAAATAAACGATGAAATGAATTATATTCAAAATTAAATCACTTTTTTTTATTATATTTTTCTTCTATATCTTTTTCAAGATTTATTTCTAAATTTATTCCTAATATATTGAACACGTTGGCTGTATTTAAATCAATATTCTTTATTTCCCCACTTTGATTAAAAATAGGTATTGGTGATGATCTTGAACTCATATTTCCTGAAACAATGGACGGATTTGAATTTTCAAGTATTTCTGAATTTTCATTGATTTCCATTTGAACATTTAAGTTAATAGATCTTTCTGATTTATCATCTTTTTTTTGGAAAGTATTATCATTTGATTTTCCAACTTTTTTCATTTATAATTATAATATTAAAAAAAAAAAAAAATTGAATTATATATATAAACACAATATATTATTATAATATTAATATGAAAACAAAACACATCATGAATTGTAAATATTCTGGAAAAAGTTATGAATTAAATCTACCAACAGAAAAAAAATTAGAACCATTTGGAACCGTATGGTTTCACGAAGATGACAATCATTCAGATAAATTGACACAAGAACAAAAAAATCTATCAAAAAAAGTAACAAAACTATTAGAAATAGAATATCCAGAACAAAGATCAAAAGCATGGTTCGATATGCGAAAAAACTGTATTTCTGCAAGTGATGGTGGTTGTGTAGTTAGCTATAATCAACATGAACCACCATATATGATATATTTAAAAAAACTGTTTGAACTACCATTTGAACCTAATGGAGCATGCTATCATGGAACAAAATTGGAACAAATAGCAACAATGGTATATGAATATAGGATGAATGTAAAAATAGAAGAATTTGGATTGGTTAGACATCCCACAATAAGTTGTATCGGAGCAAGTCCAGATGGAATTATTGGAAAATATATGTTAAATAGTGATAAAAAGACAAAATATGTTGGAAGAATGTTAGAAATAAAGTGTCCAAAATCAAGGCAAATCAATGATAAAGATCCATTCGATCATATTAAATATTATTGGGTTCAAGTTCAATTACAATTAGAATGTTGTGATTTAGAAGAATGTGATTTTTGGCAAAATATAATAAAAGAATATGATAATAGGAAGGAATTTATAGAAGATACTTCACCAGAAGAACCATTTCGATCAAAAACAACAGGAATGGAAAAAGGATGTTTAATACAATTATTACCAAAGGAAAAAATGCAAAATATAACAAATGAAGTAATTTGGGGATATTCTAAATTTTTGTATCCGCCGAGAATAGATATGACACCATTAGAATTAGACGTATGGATAGCAGAAACAGTAAATAATATGGAAGAATATTTAACACAAGATATTTATGGTAAAAATGTAGATATTATGGTTGGTATTAAGATGAATATTATGAATGAAGAATTTGAAAAAGAATATCTTGAAGAAATTATGGCAAAAGTTCAAAGCAAAGTAGATTTTGTATTAAATATGGGATATAAAATATCAGAAAAGAAAAAAAAGGAATATTATGTAGATATTTTAGAAAAAATGCGGAAAGATTATGTAACAAATGTTTCAAAAAAATTATTGGAACTAAAATTTGTAAAATATTTGATAACAAAGTTTAAAAGTGATTTAACTTTTGATTACAATTGTGAAAATTTATTAGAGAAAATGTTAGATTTAGATTTAGATGAAGAATTTGGAGAAAAAATAAGAAAAGTAGAAAATTTAAAAAAACTATGCAAATTAATGAAAGAATTACAATTTGCTGAAAAATATACATTTCATAGGGTTTATTATTGGAGGATGGAAAAAACCCACTGTGAATTGGTAAAGAGAGATAGAGAATGGTTTAAGTTAAATTTACCTAAATTTGAAACTATGTGGAAGAATATATTATTTCTACGGGAAAATAAAGACAAAGCTGAATTATTAAAGAAATATATTGATAGTTTGCCAACAAAAGAAGTGCATTTTGAAAAAGAAATAAAAGATAATGAAGAAGTTCAAAGATTTATAGATATATTATGTAATCCACCGGATAATAATGTGGATAATGATAATTATAAAAAAGAAATAAGTAAATTTTTTTAATCAAACATATAAAATAATTCTGGATTTTTATTAGAAATAAATCCAACTAATTTATCATTTTTATCAATAACAAAATTATTCTTATCTTTATAATATTTGTTATCTTCTGTTTCATAAATAAGTTGAACTACATAATTATCATTGTAAAATTTTTGAAAATCAAAATTGTCTGTTAATGGTTGTAGTTTTTTTTTGCGTCCCATTATAATATTTAAAATAATAGTAAAATAATTATGGTGAAATAAAAAAAAAATCAATTTTTTTGTATTTATATTATATATGGTTAAAAATAAGGATGATGAAGATAAATGTGCCCCTGATAGAAATAATAATTATGGAACATGTTATAAAGCAAGTGAATTATTCAAAATAGTAAAAGCTTATAATAAAACTGTTTCGGGTGATAGAAAAATAGACATAGAAAGAAATTATAAAAATATGTATTCAAAATATGGTGAAAAAATAAATAAATATTTGGCGGAAGAATTAAAAAAAAAAATAGGATTAGATCAAGATGAATGGATGAATTCTGATTTTGCAAAACATTTATCAGAAGAAGATAGAGAAATATTTAAAACAGAAGTATTCAGACCAGAAGGACCATCAAAAAGTGAAAAATGGTTAAATACAACAAATATTGATAATGTACTAACTCAATATGAAAAAAAATTTAAAGATTTTAAATATTTAGGAACAATGCCTCGAGACTTTCAAAATCATGAAGGTTTGCGGCACAATGCACAATATTATAAAAAATTATTATCAAAAAAACCAAAATTGGGAATGGTTTATAATACTGATAAATTGGGAAATTCAGGAGAACATTGGAATGCTCTATTTGTAGATTTAAATGAAAGAACAATAGAGTTTTTTGACAGTTACGGTGAAAGCGTTGATGTAAAAAAAGAAGTTCTTGAACATATGGATTTATTAGAAAGCGTTATGAAAGAAATAACAGGAAAAAAAATAACTAAAAAAATAAATGAACACAGAGCTCAATATAAAAATAGCGAATGTGGAGTATATAGTATGGTTTTTATTTTATTAAGATTGAAGGGAAATTCATTTGAAAAAGTTTGTAAATGGAGAATTCCAGATAAAAAAATGAATGAAATGAGAGATTTTTTTTTCAGAGATGAATAAATATATAATTTTAATATTGTAAATTATATGAATAATATATTTTTAATAATAATATTTCTAATAATAATACTAATAATAATTAAAATAAAAACAAAAATCAAATATGAATTATGTATAATGGCTATTTTCAAAAATGAAGAAGAATACATGGAAGAATGGTTGATACATCATATAAAAGAAGGATTTGATCATTTTTATTTATACAATAATGACCCAAATATAGAAAAATATAATTATTTAACAAAATATAAAGAATATATAACAATAATACCATGGATTAATAAGGAAAATATAGGTAGTAATTCAATTCAAAGACAAGCATATAAACATTGTATAGATACGTATGGAAATGATTACCAATACATATTGATGTTAGACTTAGATGAATTTATAGAAAATACAAATAATTCAACAACAAAGAATTTCATAAAAACTCTCGATAAAAAAACAACAAAAGCACTAAAAGTTCAAAGATTTAACTATAATTCGAATGGACATATAAAAAAACCAGAAGGAGGAGTTATGGAGAATTATACAAAAAAAGAAAAAATATGTTCATCATACAAAACAATGGGAAATATAGATTATATAGAAAAAGGAGTTAATTTCTATGGAGTACATGATTATGTTTATAAAAATAAAAATGGAAAAATTTATAATAGCTATCTGAATTATGAAAAAGACGGATTTCCAAATAGATGTGAAAAAGAAAATATAAATGAAATACCGTTAGTAATAAATCATTATTATTTGAAATCATATGAAGAATATTTAGAAAGATGTAAATTATGGAAAAATGGAGGAGTAAATAGGGCGTTATATAGAAAAGATTGTGAAAAAACTTTTAAAAAAATAGATAAAGAAATCGAATTAGAAAATTAAAAATGGATGATAAGAAATGAAAAAGAAATATATAAAAAATAGATAATATTAATATGATGTTGGAAACAAATGATTTCCGCAATAATTCACTATTAGAGGAAGATTATATGTGGGATAAAATATTGCAAGACACAGAAATTGAAAATATTCCAGTCAAAACAGTACAGTTAAATAGTATTATTAAAAGTCAGGCTAAAAAGGCTCAAAAACAAAAATCTGAATATGAAAATTTAGTAAATTCAATTTTTCGTCAAATATCAGAAGTAGCAATAATAAAAGTCCAATATTAAATAATAAATATGTTTAGAAAGCGATAAATAAAATATAAAATTTATATAATATGATTACTTTGTTAGACAAATATACAAAAATAATAAAGAAAATAGAATATATTTCATTAGAAATAGATTTATTAAAAAAGATAACTTATGATAAAATAAGGAATGAACAAAACGAATCAAAAAAGAAGGAAATATACAATGATTTTTTATTAAGAATAGAAAAAATAAAAAACGACAAAGAAAAAAAACAAAAATATGATAGATTATTGAGAAAAAAGAGGGAATTATATAATAATTTATCGGAAAAAATAAAGGAAAATGAATTAACGTTTGATTATTTTACAACTGATGATACAAATATTAATTTAAATAATGAAGAGATAAGTTTATTTGATAGTAAAAAGGGGGATTTATCAGAAGATGATTATAAAGTAGATATTAATAAAATTCAAAATGTTTTATCAAAAATAATAATGAAATATAAAAAGCCTGTGGATATTAATAATAAAATAAGTAATATACAAAAACCTGTATTAAATGCAAAAATACCAAAAATAAAAATAAGTAGAAAAAGCCGTCATTTATCAGAAACATCAATGTCGGATTATAATTACAAAAGTGTGTGAAATTAAATTAAAATTTGTTATATGAAGTCAAAGTATTTAACTCTGTTTCAATGACACCAAAAGTGAAATCATAAGTTACCTGCATAATATTGTTTGTGTAATTTACATATTTATTATTAGAATAAGTGCTGACATATTCATTGTAATTAAGTCCAACTCCTGATTTAATTTCATTTCTCAAAATATCTCTGCCGCTCGTATCAACAACACCAATATTATTACCTTCAAAATCTAATACCGAAAGTGAAAGATTACTCATATTTTTCAATAAAGAATTGGGATATACTACGCTTGAACGCTTAGGCTTATAACAAACACAATCATTGTGACACTGATCTGGAATAAAAATCAAAGTATTATTTTGATACAAAGGCGAAGAACCCATCAAATGGTAATCGTCAAATTCCTTTATTCTAACAATAACATATGGATAAATATTAAAAGCATTAAAATAATAATCAGAAGAAGGTGTCGAACTATCGAAAACAGATCTCTCTGGATAAATATCATATGTAGTATCACCAATATCAATATTAGATGTAACTATTGCACGTGTTTTAGGTAAGAAAATACTATTGAGAGTAGCATATTTAATATTAGTAAAAGATTTTTCTAAATTTGGAGTAAAATTATTGCTACCAAGAGAAACTTTAAAATCAAATGGAGAAGGAAACATATCAACATTTCTATCTTTACTATTGATAATAACCTTATATTCAACAACACGTTCGTTATTTAGTTTATCATTAAGATTATCATGTAAAGTATTTCTTTTATTAGTAAAATTTGTAGTTTCAATTAATGATTTACTTTCGCTAAATTGATGATTAATATTGCTATTAGTAGAACCAAATTTATTGAACATAATTATATTATATACTAACAAAATATAAAACGACGGGTTTAAAACGCATATAAAAATATATTTAGAATAATATATAAAAAAATAATGGAAGTAATGAACGTTTTCTTTTCCGACCAAAATTTATCGAGATTAACATCAGTTCTAGGAAATAATTTAGGTATAGACAGAACAGATCAACGTGGAGTAAAATATTGTTCAAAGATGCTACATGAGAAAATTATGCCAAATATATGGGAAAAATATAAGAAAAGTGTAGCAAAACATCCGCCAAAAAAAGTTGTAGATTATTTAAATAAGAAAAGTTTAGAATTAAGCAATGATGTTTTTACAAATAAAATTCAAAAGAAGGAAAAGTCGATGGGTGACATAAGTATGGAAAGAGAAAAGGAAATAAGTGGTTCAAGAAGTAATAAATTTGTTCAACATCCACATTCATCAAGACTTCAAGGTGAAAATAATAATCCAAAAAAGAAAATTATGAGTTCTGATTTTAGTTCCGGACTTAGTAATTTTGCTAATTTTAGTGCATTAGATGGAAATGTTGGTGAGAATGCATTTATTACAGCTGATGGTAGTATGGGTAGGAATTTCCAAACAAATATAAATCAAAATGACTATTATGATGCTGGAAAAATGAAAGCTGATGCCCAAGAAGATATTGAAAGAAAGATGGCAGAACAAATGGAAGAACGTAAAATGTCATATGGAGGAAATCCAAATCAAAATCAAAATCAAAATATGAGATACATGCAAAATGCAAATGAAAAACGTGAAGAAATAAATTTTTGTTTTAATGGCGGTGATACAAGAATGAAAGCTATGAATTCAAAAGCGAATGGACAAGTGAAGGAAAGTGATAATATGTATGATGGTTATAGTGGAATGGGAATGGGAATATATGATGGATTATCAGATGGATCTAATTATGAAACATTTGGAAATATGAATAATATGGGAAATAATATGGGAAATAATATTGATATGAGAAATATGATAAATACAAAAACAGTTGATGTTAATAACAATATGAAAATGTATAATCATATGGATTATGGAGGAATGAATGGAGTGAATAATATAAATATCGATCAATCAAAACAATTAGATGAAATGATGAATATGATGCAATCATTTATGACAATGATGACTTCTAATATGAATACAATGAATGCAATAAATTCTGTAAATGCATCAAATTCTAATTATGATAAATTAGACGATAATTTATATATTAAAAAGAGTTCTGAATATAAAAAGTCCATAGCAAGTAAGTTAGGGATGAACCCGCAAAACCTATTATCATTAACATCGAAAGAAATAGAAAATTTAATAGAAACAAAAAAGAAATCAATGACAATATCAAATAAAAAAGCAGAAAGCAGTTCAGATAGTGATGAAACATCAAGTTCAGAATCAAGTTCCGAAGAAGAAAAAAATAATAAAAATAATAATAATAAAAAAGTAGAAAATAAAAAGGTTCAACCGCAAAAAAAAACAGGAAAGAAGGTGACAATAGTGGATGAGCCAGATGATAAAATAATAAAAGTAAAATATTGTGTAGATGAAATAGAAAAAGATTCGCAATATTATAATGATTATTTATTTGATTTTGCAGAAATAAGCCAAACAAAAAATCATGTTAATAAAAATAATATGATTACAGCAATAAAAGAAATAAATCTAAAAAATATTAATATGAAAATAGTTCCTGAAATAAACGAAACTAATTGTAATTTTAATGTCATTTGTAATGGTAATGAAGATATTGATATATCACTAACACCAGAAGATTATACATTAGAAGAAATTATAGAAGGTATTAATGAAAATTATAAAAACGAAGGATGTAAAATATTTTTATCAGAAAAAGATGGAATAATAACGATAAATAATAATGAAGAATTTATATTTGACAATACAATAGAAAATTCTCTTGGATCATATTTTGGATTTAGTAAGAAGAAATATACAGGAGCATCAAAGTATGTATCGGAAAAGAAACATGCATTTAATAAAAAAGTGTATTTATATATAGTAAATGTAAATAAAAATAGTCCATTTGCTGTAATAAATCAAGATGGTAGCTACCAACAATTGATAAAAAAATTGGATACTAAATTAGATTTAGAATATTTAGTAATACAGTTTAAAACATGTGAAAAAAATAATAATGATAGAGATGAAGATCTTGCAAATTTAGGAACTCATAAACATAAAATAGAATTTGAATTAGTCATATAAAAATTTTTCACAATATTTATCAAAACCATCATTATATTCAGTTATTGTTTTATTTTCCAAAACCAATAATTTATAATTGTTGATATTTTCTATGATATGTTTGTCATGGGTAATAATAATAACACCACCATTATATTCATTAATTGATTTGATAAATTCATCAATTGAATATATATCAAGATGATTAGAAGGTTCGTCAAATAAAATAACATGTGGAGAATTAATCATAATACCACACAATACTAATTTTACTTTTTGCCCACCAGATAAATCAGAAATAGTTAATTTTGAAATATTAAAATCATCGCCATCAAACATTTTCTTAAATCCAACCTTAGATAATATTATTCTAGCATTTTGTTCATCTAAATTCTTATCAATCGATTGTAAATATTGTATAGGAGTAAGTTTTTCATCTAATTGTGTAATAGAAAGTTGGTTAAAATATCCAATTCTAATTCTATTGTTGAAATTAATAATTCCAGTTTGAGGTTGTAAATTTTGAACACATAAATTGAAAAAAGTAGATTTTCCAGAACCATTATCACCAACAAGAATATATCTACTTTTCATACTAATCCCAATATTAACATTATTTAAAATAAGATTGTTACTATAAGAAAAACAAATATCATTGAAACTAATAACATTTGAATATTCGTCAGAATTTAAAAGTGGAACAATATTGAATTTAATAGAAATATCATAATCTCGAATAGGTTTATTTAATTTGTTATTTTGTATAAATCTTTCTAATTCTGTTTTATCATTTTTCTTTTTTAATTCAGATATTTTCCGATCATATTTCTTATAATTTTCAACATATGTATTTTTCATTTGTTTATGCATTTTGACAAAATTATCATATCCAGATTTACATTGTAGTAATTTTGGACAATATGGATCTATATTGAAAAAATACAAAAAAGTATCAGCTATATTATCAAAAAAGTCAATATTATGACTAACTAAGATAATACTTTTTTTGTAATTTAAAAGGTAATTTTGCAACCAAAAAATATTTTTCAAATCCAAATGATTAGTTGGTTCGTCAAGTAATAATAATTCAGGTTGTAATAATAAAGCTTTACATAATGCGAGTTTTGTTTGTTGTCCCCCAGAAAGTTCTCTAACATTTTTTTGACAATTATTAAAACCCATACCATGCAATATTTTTAAAATTTCACTTTTATAACCATCAAAATCCATGTTATACAATTCTGCCAAATATTCATCATATTTACTATTATTATTTAACTTACAATCTTCACATTTTACATATAAATCATGTAATTTAGAATTAGATTTGAGCATATAATCTAAAATAGTAACATAATCGGAAATTTGCTCAGATTGAGTTATAAATAGAACAAAACAACTTTTATCAATATTATTGAAAATATGGTTTAAAACAGTTGTTTTTCCGGCACCATTTGGTCCAATAATGGAATATTTTGTTTTTTGATTGATAGTAATTTTGCTATCAGAAACAATAATTTTATTTCCTAATTTAATATTAATTTCATTTTGAAAGAGCATAATAAAAGTATTAAATATTGTATTTTTTATATATAATACAATATAAAAATCAATTTTTACTTTTTGTATTTAATTTATCTATTTTCTTCATAATAATATCATATTCTAATCCAACAAAAATTTCACCTGGTTTTTCATACTTAGTAATTAAATTCTTAGTAACGCCAATATGTCTGGAAAATTCATCTTGTGACATTTCTAATTTTTCTCGCAAAATCCTAATTTTAGAACTTTTTTCAACTCCAACTTTTTTAATTTTAGGAATGTCTTTATCGTTCTTATCTTTTATAATGTTATTTTTACTATCATTTTCTGTAACAATAGATTGTAATTTGATTAATGGCTTACCAATAGAAACTTTTGCTTCGGAAGACTTGCCAGATATTGGAAAATAAACGTATTGTGTTCTTGAACTCGTCATAATAAAATTATTATTATTATTTATTTATATTATTTTAATTTAATATTGGAATTGGAATTAATTTATCAATAATATAAATACCAGTATCCATTTTAATAGGAATATTACTATCATCAACTTTAACTTTACCAATAGCAAAATGCAAATCAAAATCATAAACAACACCAGTATCAGGATAATAGTAATAAAATTCTGGCTTACTAAAATATTGAGCTTCACTATCTAATTGTTTAACTGCTTGTATTTTAAAAACTTTAATTTTAAGAGTTTTTGAATTAACTGAATTAGAACCATTATCAATTTTTTTATCATCCGCAAAATCTTCTTTGAAAGCCGGCCCAATTTGTTTGTCAAAAAGTGATGGTTCATTAAATTGGAAACACTTATGATCTCTATTTAATTTATTATGTGGTTTAAATAATTCACAATCAACAGCAGCTTCTTTAATTGCATCTAAAAATGAGTCAATAAGTCCCTGCTTACTTCTCGAAGCATCTTCAATATATTGATCAGTGGTAATTTTTGCATTTGGATAATTTTGTCTAACGCTTTTATATCTAAATACATCAACATGTCTTTCATTAAGTGGTAAAAATTTATGACCACACAATCTAACAGCACGTCCAATAGTTTGTTCAATTCTTGTTTCTTGCCAATAAGGTTCAAGAATATGAACTTGTCGCATGCTATATATATTCAAACCTTCTGCACCAGCAGGACTCATTAAAATAACTTTATTAATTTCGCCATATTTATTTTCTTGCATTTGATGAATTTCGATTATTTTTTTTCTTTTTGTCATATCAACCATGCCATGATATTCAACAAAACGTTTTCCATTTTTAGATTTATCGTTTTTGTATTCTTCATAGGGATAATAATCAAAATATTTCATATAAATTTTAAAAACTTCGATACCTTCCATAAGAACAAAGTTGGAATAAAAAAGAACAGGACCTTTGGCTTGTAACATTTTAAATAAAATACAAATCATTTTAGCAGAACAAGCATATAATTTGCTATAAACTGTTGATTTTTTAGTTTCATTATTGTTAAATTCATCAAAATTGTAATCATATTTATCAATATATTTATCAATATCATTTTTAAGGGTATAATTTTGCATATTATCATAATTATTAGCTTCATCAATATAATTTTCAAATAAAGTTGTATATTTTTTCATTGCATTAAAATATTCTTTTGTAGCATTATAAACTTCTTTATTTGTATTTTCATCTAATTTACCCTTCATTAAATCATCGGCAAGTTTTTCTGAAATTTTAAAATTTTTAGGTCTGGGACGCATTTCACCATTAACACTTTGTTCTAAATATGGAAATACAAAATTACAAGCTTGTCTGGTATAAGTTTTCAATTTTTGGACGTCAATTCCAGAACTGCTTTTTTTCTTTTTTGCGATTTTTTCTTCGACACTTTCAAAATAACGTAAAATATCTTCTTGATAACTATCAATTTTAACATTAACATATTCTGTTTTTTTTGTAGCAAAAACGTCTTTTGTAGCACCGGCATAATATGAAACTAATCCAAGAATTCTTCTTTGGAAAATATTTTTTTTTAATGGACTTAAAATTTTAAATCCAACACCAGAAATAAATTCTTGATTAAAAACTGTTTCTTTTTTAGGGAAAGAGTTTGGTCTTAATAAATTGAATAATAATGCAAACTCGAAAACATTATTTTGGACAGGCGTGGCTGATAATAAGATAACTCTTGTATCATGATTTTCTTGTTGATCTTGAATAATATAATCATAAATAAACTGGGCTCTTTTACCTTTTTTGGAACTTATATTACTATATACATTACTAATAAACTTTTGAACTTCATCAAAAATAAAAATATTTTTTTTGGAAGAATCTGATTTTTGCATTTTTTCGATAAATATTTTATCAGCATTAGAAGCATTAAAAGAAATAAAATTAATATTGCCTTTTCTTGCGTCTTTATCTTCTGATTCCAAATATTGATTTAATTCTGCTTCAAAATTAGGTTTTAAAGCTGCTGGTAATAAAACAAATACATTCCATCCAGGAGTATAATTATAGAGAATATTATAGATATTAATTGCAGATCTTGTTTTACCAGAACCTGTACCATAACAAATAAGTATATTTTTATATCGGCTATTAAAATTCAAATATTTACCTAAGAAAGCTTGATATTTTGTTAATTCTTTTTCTTCTCTCTTGGTATTACATTTATCAGTGCCATCATCAACAATATTATCAAGTTTATATTGTTTATAATTAGCTAATAACCAGGAAGGAAATAATCTTCCATTGATTTTTAAATCAATATAATTATCTTTGTTTTTATTGGCGTCCATATATATGTGTATATAAAAAATAAAGAAAAAAAGAAAAAAAATTAAAAAAATTGAAAAAAAATATGTGTAAATAAAATAATAAAAAATATATAATAAAATATAAAGCCAAATGCTAAATTATCATCAGAAAATGGATTTTAAAAATGGGGATTTCAAAAATCATATTTTAAATGAAAAAAACAAATTTATAACTGAAAATTTTATTAACAATATTTTCAAAACATATAATTTTTCTCATAGAGTACAAAACTTACAAAATTACCAAATAGCAATGACACACGTTTCTTATTTGAATAAAACATTTTTGAAGGAAAAAACAGCAAAAATTCTATTAGATATTCCTCCAATAAGTGAATTAGATAAGAGAAATGCAATACCACTACAACAAATAGATTATAATACATTTGAATACTATGGTGATTCAGTAATTCATTTGATATTAACACAATATTTATATGATAGATACCCATCAAAAGACACCGGGTTTTTAACAAAATTGAGAACAAAGATAGAAAGAGCTGAAACTTTATCATTTTTATCAAAACAATTAAAACTACATGAATATGTTGTAATAGGTAGGAATATGGAAATAAATAATTCTCGCGAAAATGATGTACATTTAACAGAAGATATATTTGAAGCATTCATTTGGGCGGTATTTTTAGAAACTAATTTTTTGTTGTGTAAGAAATTGTTAATTTCAATATTAGAAAGAGAACTTGATTTTGCGGAAATAATAAAAAAAGATGAAAACTACAAAGAGCAAATAATGCAATATTTCCATAAAATGAAACTACAAGATCCAAAATATATAGAAAATATCCAACATAGAAAAACAGCTGTAAATTGTCATTATCAAGAATTCGTTATTAATTTAGTTGAACAAGAAAATGGAAGAATAATAGGTGTTGGGACAGGAAATACAAAAATAAAAGCCGAACAAAATGCTGCTCAAAATGCAATGGAAATTATTAATAAAACAAATGGTACCAATATTAATGTAAATAACATAGAAATTGAAATTTTGTTAGAATATAAAATAGAAAATATAAGGGAAAATATTAATATTTTTTGTAATATTAATGAAGAAAATTTAGAATTACAAAAAAAACAAGAAGAAGAATGGAAAACATGGTTTTTAGATGGCGATCATAGAAATCATATGCTTAATGAAAAAAATAAGCAAATAACACAAGAATTGGTAAATAATATATTATCAAAATATGGTTTAAAAAATATAAAAACCAATATTATTAATTTTCAAAAAGCAATGACACATGTTTCTTATTTAAATAAAATAGCACTAAAAGAAAAAACAGCGATTTTATTAAAAGATATTCCAAGTATAGAAAAATGCCATATAAAAAAAACAATTTCTTTACAAGAAGAAGACAATAGTAGATTAGCTCATTTAGGAAATGCAATATTGAGACTTGCTTTAACTGAATATTTATCACAAAGATACACATCAAAATATCAAGATCAAGGGTTTCTTACAAAACTCAGAACAAAAATAGAAAGGGCAGAAAATTTATCAGAATTAACATGCAAATTTGGCTTAGATAAATATGCACTGATAGCGAGAAATATGGAAATAAATAATTCGCGAGTAGAAGATGTAGGACTATTAAAAAGTTTATTTGAAGCATTTATAGGAGCATTATCACTAATAATATCATATGAAGATTGCAAGTTATTTATTATAAAAATTTTGGAAAGTGAAGTTGATTTTTCAGAATTATTACAAAGGGATGACAATTATAAAGAAAAATTAATGCAATATTTCCATAAAATGAAATGGAGAGAAGCATTATATGTTGAAAAAAAAAATAATGACGAAATAAGTGAAGGAAAAGAGCGGGAATATATTATTGCAGTATTAAATAATGATGGAAAAGTGATAGGTATTGGAAAAGGAAATACAAAAAATAAGGCTGAACAATTAGCTGCCCGGGAAGCATTAGCACAAATAAATAAAATGGAAAATCCAATAAATATAAATAATGACGATTATTATGGAGAAATGTCTGATTCAGATTCAATTTGTGAAGAATATATATAAATATGGATTTTTTATTTTGATATAATATATTATATAATGCAAGCACCAGAAAATTATGTGCAACCACAATATTATCAACCTCCTGTAACTATTATTCAATTTCCTTCCGGAATAAAGGGAAGGGCAATGAAAATCAACAATAAAATTTCCCTTAAGGCAAATGTTATTATAGTAATAGTTGGATTATTAGCATTATTTTATTTTTATTCACAAAATGGCTTATTTAGCTTACCAACAATGTTAATTGCAGCTGTTGTTATATTTTGGGCATATATTACTTATAAGACATGGAAATTTACATCACATGAATAACAATATATCATATAAATAAAATTGTTTAATTATTTTATATATGGATAAAAATAAAGTATTAATAATAGCTGAAATAGGCGTTAATCATAATGGAGATATAGAAATAGCTAAACAATTAATAGATGTGGCAATAAATGCAGGTGTTGATGCAGTAAAATTTCAAACATTTGATAGTAACAAAATGGTAGAAAAAGATGCTCCACTGGCTGAATATCAAAAAACAGAAAAAATAAATACACAATATGAATTATTAAAAAAATTAGAATTGTCAGAAGAAAATCATAAAATTTTAAAAGAATATTGTAATATGCGAAAAATAGAATTTATGGCAACACCATTTGATACAAAATCAGTAGAATTATTAGAAAGAATAGGAGTAAATATTTATAAAGTAGGATCAGGAGATTGTGATAATTTAATATTGCTATATAAAATTATGGAAACAAAAAAACCAATAATAATATCACTTGGAATGACAAATATAGATGAAATTACAAAAATAAATAATTTTTTAAAAAATAATAATTATGAAAATAAATATATATTTATGCACTGCATATCAACATATCCAACACCTGATACAATGGTTAATATAAGTTGTATTAAAACTCTTAATGAAAAATTTGGTGTTCCAATAGGTTTTTCTGACCACACAATTGGAATTACAGCAGGTATATTATCAGTAGCATATGGAGCTACTTGTATAGAAAAACATATAACACTTGATAATAATATGGAAGGACCTGATCATAAATCATCTTTAAATCCTGAAAATTTTACATTATATGTTAAGTCAATAAGGGAAGCTGAAAATATGATAGGGGATGGCATAAAAAGGTGTATGGAGTGTGAAATAGATACAAAAAATGTAGCAAGAAAAAAACTAATATATAAAAATAATAAAAAGGAGGGGGATATAATAAATTTTTCTGATTTAGAAGCAATAAGACCAATAGAAATGGGTATTTCACCACTATATGCCGAAAATATAGTTGGAAAAATATTAAACAAAGATGTTGCAGAAAATTCCAGAATAACATGTTTTGATTTTATTTAATTATAATAATAATCATAATCAGAACAAAATGGTAGAATATCATAAAATATATTTATATTATTTTTTAATCTTGCAATTTCTTTTCTTTTTCTATTAACAGAATCAATTTGAAATTGAGTATCGAATATGAAAGTCATTGGTAAATCTTTTCTATTCCATAATCTAAGAGAACTTATAATAGATAAAACTTCATTGTCAATTTCTTGTAAATTTCTAATATAAAAAGGCGTATTAAAAAATTTTGTCTTTATTTTTTCAACAAGCAATGAAAAACTATGTTTAACTATTTCTTTGTCGAAATTTTTAAAATTAGGATTAAAATTATAAGCCAAATTTATTAAGTTATAATTTTTTATAAAGCATTCATTACTTTTGTATTTATAAACACTTTTCATATTTAAAATAATAATAATGAATTACATAATTATATTTTAACTAATTTCGTAACAATAACACCATATTTTTCTTCGCCATCATTCTCACAAATAATACTAATATTATCAGAACCAATGTCTGTTAAAGCGCCTGCAAAAGTTTTGTAATATAATATTTCTTCAACAAAAGTTTTAAAAGTTTCTCCGCAATTATTTTCCCAAATAATAAAATCCGAAATATTGAATTTTTTGAAATTAGTTTTATTCATAAAAGCGCAATATTTTTTTTCATCAATATTAATACTAATTTTGTCAAAATAATCAGAGTTTATTTTTTCTTGATGGGTTTTATCATCAAAATTACCTGTTTCTTCATCATATCCACAATCATCAAAATCATTACAGCCAAGTTTTAAATTTTTTTCGCCAATAATTTTATTACCGGAAGTATTTCTAAATCCCCTAAATTTAGGTGGTTCTTTTTCTGTTTTTGGATCATATCTATATACAAGCGGTTCTTTGTTTGTTTTTCGTTTTTCAATAATAAACATTCTTTCTTTTTCAGGAGTAATACTTTCGCCGATATAATTTAATCCAAATTCTTGGAATATAGTATTATCAGTAAAAGATTTATTATTTTCTTGTAAATATTTGTTTCTTGCTTGAACACAATGTGAAATAATATGATAATTTGTAAATTCCAATTTTTTATTATCGCGTATTCTTTGTCTCATAACATCTATGAGAAAATAAAGACAAACAGTTGTAAAAGAGCCTATTTTTATTTTTCCACCATTTCTTATAATTTTATTTTTTCCTGCAAAATCAACGGCATCAATATCTTGACATTGGATACATTTCTTATTATCATCGTGAATTCTACATAATAATAAATTATTAATACATATTTCGACACAATATCCTGAAAATTGGAATAGTGGATAATATTCGTCACAGGTGATAGTTTCTTCTGGAAATTCTTTTTTTAAAATATTAATTATATCAAAAAAGTCTTTTTTATAATTTATGGAAATACATTCAAAAAATGGGATTTCAATAGTTTCGTAATAGGCTTCATAGCAAAAATAATTATAAGCATAATATCCAATAGTAACAATAGATTGTTTTTCTAAAACATGATTATAAATAAGATTTATCCCTTTTTTTATATTTAATGGAATATCGCCTTCAATTTCTAATGGCGAATTGTTATATGGTAATGGATAGCATTTTTGTAAATTGAAAAATCTTTTGAAAGTTTGCAATTCTTCATTACAATCAAAAAATCTCCAATAGCTAACTAATGGATCAGAAGCCATCCTTAGATAATCTATTGTCATAAAACTGGGATGAGAACAAATAAGTCTATCACAATCGATAAATGGAATTTTAGCGTAAATATTTTTGGGAACATAAGAAATATCACAAAATATTTTTCTATTAACTTTTACACAATATGTTTCAATATGTACTGCTTCATCACCCAATACATATTTAAATCCTTTTTTATGTAATAAATTACAAATATTATACAAATCAGTAATAGGTTCAAATGAGTAAAAGTCTATGTCTGGAACTTCAAGATTTTCATTATAAAATTTATCTTGGATATTTTTTTTGGAAATAAGTAAATTCCAAGCAAATCCGCCACAAATTTTTCTTTTTTTTGAAATACAATATTCTTTGATAATATTATGGATAGCAATTTGTTCTCCATGTGACGGTTCCATCAATTGGAATTTTTGTTGTTCGAGAGCGCGTTTAATTTCCTGTGATTTTTGTTTCAAATCTGCAACGTTTTTTTCAGAATAAAACATTTTTCCTTTATGTTAATATATTTATGGTATTATTTAAATATTGCAACAATACATTTAAAAATCAATTTTTTTTATTTTTTTTATTTATTTTTGTATTATATTATGGAGATAAATATAGCAATAATTGGTTCTGCTTCAAGTGATGCAAAATCATGCATTACATCGCGTTTAAAAAAAAATATGGAATTAAAAACAACAACGACAAAACTTGTGGCTGTTCCAATAAAATTAAGGGGAAAAATAATATCTACCCACCAAATTCCTGTAAATCAAGTATATACTATTACAAATGGAAACCAACAAAATAACAATACAATAAGAACACCAGAAACGCCTAAAATTATTTTCCACAATATTGATTCCGGTTTGAATATGGGTAAAATAGAAAGAACAATATTTATTTACAATAAATTACGGTACATAGATGGAATTATAATGATAAATGATTTGTCAGAATTAAATACGGCAAATAAAATTGCAAATTATTATAATACAATAAAAGATGTTCAATCAATAGTTCCAATATTAGATATTAGTAATGAAAATGCTATTTTAAATAAAAATATAAAATCACTATATGAAATACATATGAAACAATTAAAGATGAAATATTCTTATTATAATAAGATAAATATTGACGTGACAAATAATACTAATATGAATTTGGTTTTTCAAAATATATTAAAAATGGTTTATAAAAGCGAACAAATAAATGTTAGTGATGTTATAATCAAATAAAAAATTGATAAAAAAAGATAATATAAATATATAAAAATATTTATCATAATAAAAATAATAATGAAAAAACAACAACAACAACAATTGTCAGAAGAATTTGTCAGAAGAAAAAAATTGGAAATTTATGGCGTTAAAGATGATTACAAAAATGATATTTATGAAAAATTATTATTGATGGAAACAATAGATAGGAAAAATTACGTTGAAAAAATCAATAAATGTTTCAATAATAATATGATGTCAAATGAAGCTGAAAATGATGTTTTTATGAATGTTTTTCTTAGTTCTAATATAAATGTTGAAAATGCAATAGAAACTTATTGTAAAAAGATAGATGGGATAATTGTTAAAAAAATGGAAAAATGGTATGAAGAATACAAGAAGAAAAAATATTTTAAAAAACATGGCTTTGATGAAAATATGTTAAATAATATTGTTAATGAAGTTACACATGAATTATTAGTAAATATGGAAACAAATATTGATAGAAATTTTGGAGTAAAAGAAATAAATAAATATATGAATAATATTGAAATATCAACTGAAATAGAACGGGGGATATTTTGTGCTACTCTAATCAATATTTATCAAAGGCGAATTATATCAAGAAATACTATTGGAGATTATTTTCATGAATTATTTAATATATGTGCAAACTTAGATACAAATGACAAAAAAATAAATAATCAATTTTTGAAATATGCGATATTAAATAAAGAGATATCTCCATTTAGAGTTGGATTTTTAACGCCACAACAAATGCATATTCAACGCTGGTTTCCATATTATCAAAAAAGAGATCGAGAAATAGAAGCTATAAACCACGTAGCTGCTTATAAAGATTATGAAAATAAGTGTCAAAGTTGTGGCGGAGTTGATTTCTATTCATATGAACAACAATTGAGATCAGCAGATGAACCTGCAAGTAAATTTATAGTATGTTTAGATTGTAAAAGTACTATACTTCAATTATAATATAAATATAATTTTTTATTAATAATTATGTTAATAAAAAATTTAGCGATAATACCGGCAAGATCTGGATCGAAAGGATTGGTTAATAAGAATATTTTGCAAATAGGCGGTAAAAGTTTGATAGAAATTGCATGTGAAAATGCGGAAAAATCAGAAAATATAGATAAAATATTTTTCAGTTCTGATTCAAAAGAATACATAAATTTGTATAAAAAATTAAATTTATCAAAAGATGTTTCACATGAATATATGAGACCAGAAGAAATATCCGGCGATAATTCAACCGTTTATGAATATGTTTATGATTGTATTAATTTTTTAAAAAATATAGATATTAGTGTTGAAAATATAATCATACTACAAGTAACATCACCTCTTAGAACAAAAAAACATATTGACACAGCCTTTGAAATATACAATAAATCTCTGAAAAATTCATTGGTTAGTGTTTCCGAATGTATAAACCATCCAAGTCATATAATAATAGAAAAAAACGTTGGGGAATATGTTAGAATAGTTGATTGCGAACTTGGAAATAGACAAAATTATAAGAAATCATATTGTTTAAATGGTAGTATTTATATCGTGAATTGTAGCAAATATATTTCCGAACAAAAATTAAATATAGAAAAATCCGACATATATATAATGGGAAAAATATATGGAATTGATATTGATGATAATATAGATTACGAAATAGCAAAAAATATTTTTCATTATTATGCGGATTTATGTTAAAAAATATTTTTAAAAATAGATTTATAAAATATATAGCTTATATTATATATGTATCGCACAACGTACTCAGACAAAACAATTTTTCCGGAATTGAAAATTAAGGACCCAACGTCGTCGCAGCCAGGCACATCAACAAAAAAAACTAACAGTAATATTGATGCGCCTGCACAAAAATTGTATCAAGAAACGTTGCCAGCGGGCGCCACTGGAACACCAATGGATTCAATAAGTTTATATAGAGAAAATAGGACACTAAAAGATGCAATTGGGACTTCTTATTTTGATGTTTATTATCTTGATAGGGATAGAGAAAATGCACAAGATGTACGTATACCCCCCATTATGCACCCCAGCCAGCTTGTCGATAACGATAAAAATATTCCATATTATACAGGAATATATGGTTTACCCAGAAACGAAACAAAAAAACCATGGTTACCAGGGTTAACAGAACGTGCCCCAACAACATATATGATATGGGGACTTATAACAGTAATAGTAGCATTTGCTTTTTTGGTTACATGGACATTAACCAAAGATAATGCAGGAATGAATGTTGCAGGACCAATATTAGCAGGTATTTTTGGACTTATATCATTTTTCTGTTTAGCAAATGGAATTTCAAAATGTGCAACAAAATATCATTCAATATATTATATTTCTCTTCCTATAACAGGATTGTTTGCTCTTATTTTCCTTATTATGGCAAATATGTACGATACATCAATCGGAGCACATATTCCAGGAAACGGATTGACAGAAAGAGCAAAATTTATAATGAACGCAATAGGTATTTATTCATTAGGCTTATTTATTTCTACACTTATGTCAAGGCTGAATGCCCAACATATTTGTCCAACACTTACAGGAACACTTAATCCACATATGTTTGATTAAAAATAATAATAAATAAAAACATTAAATTGCATATTTCAGTAAAAAAAATATGTAAATTACATTTTTTATTCCAAATATAACTTAGCAATAGAATGATTATATTTTCTGACGTTGCCATCACTATTGATAGAACACAAATTTAAGAAATTGATGATTCCATTTGTCTTATATCTGGAATAATAATTTTCAAGATCTTTTTGTGTATCATTTGGTGGAACTATATTATTTTCCTTAACATGTGTATTTAAAGGCTTAAACATTTTGTGATGTAAATTTTTATATCCAACAATTTCGGCTTTAATATTTCCATGAAATATTCCATTAAAAGTTTTAATTTTCATATTATAATCAACAAAATATTCCAATTCTTTTTTAGATAAAATGGAGGAAAATCCTCTCATTCTATATTTATTAATAATATCAATAGGATCACGAACACCAGCAAAATACTTATAATCAATATTAATTCCTGTCATCAAAGCTGTTATGCAAGATGGTAACATATAAACATTATTGTCTTGGTAATATGATCTAACACAAGGCAAGTGAAATTTAGATACCAATCCAAAAAAGTCAGGGGAACTTGATTTGAAAAGTTCAATGTCGTGTAACATTTTTGGATTTGAAATCTTAAATTTAACTCCTTCTGAAAATTTTGCGACAACTATATTTTCACTGTCGGGAACTTTTTCGGTTTCATCAGTAATAAAATCATTAATTCTCAATGTAATATCGCAATCTTCTGTATTTCCACTTAATTCATTATTAATCAAATTAATATTCAAATCTCCAATTGCCATAATTTCAAGGAAATATTTTTCCAAATTAGCATCAGTTTCGGAAAAATGTATATTATTTTTTCTGAAATTAGCATTAGATTTTGTTTTATAAAGAACATAATATTCATATAAAAATTCGTGTAATTCATTAGGATTTTGTTCTCGCGCCAATTCTACAAGTTTTTCACAAGTGTAATTTTTTATAAATTTCTTATTGAATATATTAATAATTTTAGAAACAAAAGAAGTTGTAATAAATGTTGCCATACTTCTATTTTTATCAACTTTTGTTGTATTTGCGCCAAAAAAATCATTGAGACATCTAATAACTGATCTAACGTGTTTGAAATAATCAGGAAGATTTGTAGCGTGACATATAAGATCTATATCGGAATTAGAATAAAACGTTTCACAAAAACACTTAAATTTATATTCATAATTCCAATTTTTATCTCCAATAATAGCCATAATATATGGATTTTTTTGCAAACAAGCTGGTATAATACTGCCAGAAATAGCAAAATATTTCCAATCTATATTTTGTAATGGGAAACCGCTATTTGCAAATCCTGTCATAAAAATATTCATTTTAATTCTAAATTCTTCAAGTGTAGAAATACCATTATAATTTTCGCAATCAAAAACAGGTGGAAATGCTGACATAACATTTTCTTTTAAATCAGCTACTGTTTCACTGATAGGCAAACAAACATATGGATTTTGATGAATATCATTATGTGGTGTTGGGAATATAGGCAATTTACTTGCAGAATGAATATCTATAACAAAAGTGTTATTTTTAGTTGTCCGTGTTCCCATAATACATTCATTTGTATATAATGCGAGCCACATATATCCCATTGTATATTTGTAAAAAGGTTTATTATCTGTAATTATGGGAATAGCTTTTTCATAAATAACCGGATCAAATAGGTAATGACAAATATCTTTTGACACAATAACCATATTTATTAAGTGGAATAATACATTTTTATCAGTAGTTAATTCAAACAGTCTTCTAACCATTTCAACTTGAATTTCCGGTTCATTTTTTAAATAATAAGTTCTCTTACTTTTGCTTTTAAGAGATGTAAATAAATCAGCTTTTTCAACAAAAGAAGTCAAAAGTTTTTGGTTTTTATTAACAAGTTGTGTATCAAAAACTTTACTTTCTTCTTGTTTTTCATCACCTTTATCAAATAATAATTCTGTTGGATAATTAATAGAAACAGAATTACTTTTTGTACATTTGAAAATTTTGTTCATTTCTTTGACTTCTTGTTTTGACATAGCCTCGACAGATTTTTGGAATAATTCATTTCTGCGGGCTTTGTATTTGAAATCTCTGTTTTTAAATATTTCATCCATATTAAACAACTTACCATTTTCTCCATTTTTCCAATAACTACACATATGCAAATCATTTATAAAATCACTAAATTTTTCAATAATAGCACTACTACCATAATTTTTATAATATTCGGCAATAAATTCACACAGAGCAGAAATATCAGAAAAATTAGACGATGTTTTATATAATGAAACATTTAATTTTGCATCTTTTTCGATTAAATTAAACTGTAATAATACAAGTTCTTGGTTTTCAAATTCTTCCGAAAATATAGTTCCGAGAAAATCTCCATCTATATATTTCGCCATTTTCTTAAATTCATTGTTATAAATCATACTATATGGCGCTTTAAAAATAACTAATTCTCCACATAATTGCAAAAATACATCTGTATCAACATATTTTTCAAACAAAATTTTATAATCGAAATCTTTATTATAATCATTTTTCATACAAATTATATATAAATGTGTATTTCTAATGAGTTCTTTTTTAAGATAAAACTGATCACTAAGAGACAAAAATAATTTATTTTCGATTTTATTTACTTCATAATTATCATTATCTTTTGTAACAAGAACAGCTGGTTCAGTAGAAATATTTTCGCAAATATCTTTTTCGGCAATATTATAAAAATCATCAGATGATAATTCTAATTCACTGCAATTTGTGTTTTGTGTTTGCAAGTTAGCACAAGGATCAGCATAGACAGAAAAAGACATTTTTTATTTTTTCTTGTATTTTAAATATTAAATAAAAATATATTAATATGTCATTAATAAATCAATTTTTTTTATCATCATGCATAATATTACAAAATAATATATTATAATATTATAATATTATGTCATATAATTATTGTGATTCTTGCAAAACGCCTGCCCCTTTGGAATGTGTTTGTTGCTACAAAGAAAAAGCTATTTTACAATCTTTATTGAAAAGATTAAATGCATATCAATGTTATTTGCGTCCTATTTTAATCGGCGTTTCAGAAGATCAGTTATCAAAATCAGCATTAGCAACAACAACAGCTACCGTAGTAGGAGGGTTCAATACAAAATTTGGATTAAATAATGTTTTCAATACAGCAGCAAGTCCAATAAAATTGAGAATTCCATTATTAGTAGGATGTTATTGTTCAAGATTATCTGTATTACAAAAATTATATTATCATGATGTTGATGGATATGGTTTTGCATCAACAGGAAATACTTTGGAAATAGAAGCGTTTTTATCAAATACTTTTTCGGCTTCAGCAAACACAGAAGCTGTAAATTTAATAAAAAATACGGGAACAACAAATGGTCCAACTGTCAGAGCAATTAGAGGTGCAACAATTATAGTGGAAGAGTCAAAAAGAATATTTAATGCTATGTTGGAAGCTTTACAGTGTTAATAATATTTGAAAAAATAATTTTAATTTCATTAGTAGCAAAATAGTTTATACAATCTAATAATAATTCATCACTTTCAATAGAATTATTAAATAAATTATTATTAACTATAAATTGAATAACAGGAAGATTATTATTTATAACACAAGTTCTTAAAATAGTATTATGGCAACATGTAAAATCAAAATAATCAAAATATTTTTGCAATTTAAATAATTCTTCAATCATTTCAACATTTATTTTTTCTTTGATAGTAAAAATAATAGTTTCGAAACTATTTTTATTTATATTACAAATATTAAATTTATCAAGGAAATATTTTAAAATAGCAAACTTTCTATTAACCAATGCGAAATTTATTAACATATAGGCATCACTAATATCATAAACATAATTATTAGCAATAATATCACAAACATCTGTATTTTTACCATTTATAACAACAACAATAATAACTTGATTAATAATTTTTTTATTAATATTATTTAAATTTCCTTTATTTAAAGCAACAAATTTCAATAAATTTTCACTATTACAAGACATGATAATGAACAATTCTTGATAAATTAAGTGGAAATAATTATTGTCTATAATCTTTTGTAAAACATAATCAAGTAAAAAAATATCTTCAATACTTTTGAAAACAGTTTCTATATCAATAAAACATTCAATTTTAATTTTTTCAAATGTCCAATTAATAATTTCTGTATTATTAGCTTTTGAAATGCAATGTGAAAATAAAATTTCTTTGTGTTTATTCCCTATTTTATCATAAAAAATATCAAAAACATCAATATTAATATCACCACAAGATATTAATTCACTAATAATATTATCATAATATATTGGATCTAATGTATAATTTTCATTATTAACAATTAATTTAATATTATCAATATCATTAATTTTAGCCAAAGAAATAAGTAGGAAATTTAAATTCATATCGATATCTTTTGTATATAAACTTGGATTGGCAATATAATCTGTAATTTTTATTTTTGTTTTCTGTTGATTTTTGATACAATACAAATATTCAGAATCAATAAGTCTGATAATTCCATATGATTTTAAATTTTCGAAAAGCAATTCTTCTTCTTTTTCGTCCATAATAATATAATTAATAGTTCATTTTTTTATATATGGAAGGAATTATAAATTCTTTATGGGGACCAATATATTGGAAAATGATGCATTTTATGACAATAACATATCAGTCAAATCCAAATAAAGAAGATAAAGAATATATAATGAAATATTTTACAGAAGATATTTCAAAAATATTACCATGTTCAAAGTGTAGGAAGCACTATGTTGAAATTATAGATAATTATAAATTAACGGAAGAAATAGTTAGTAATAAATTAAAATTAATATTATGGCTGATAGATATACATAATATAGTAAATATAAATACTGGAAAACAAATTTTAAATATAGAAGAAGCAATAGTTGGAATATTTAATTTAGATATTTATGATTGTAGAATGTCAGACATTGAAACATATAATTATGATTTGAATAAAATATATAGTGAATTATTTGATAATAATTATGAAATAGAAATAGATAGCGATATAGAAACAGATGTTACTGTATATAGTGATAATTATTTAGAAAATAATAAAAATTATGAAAATGTGAATAAATATATTATTGAAAAAAATAAAGAAATGGAAAATAAAGAAATAAAAAAAGTAGAAAAAGTAAAATGTAGAAAGATAGATTTTAAAAAAATTATTAATATGTTCAATAAATTAATATCAGAAAGTAAAAACATAAAAAATAAAAAGATGTTAGTATCGGCATTTGAAACTGTATGTTTATTATTCATATAATTCTTTAATAGAACTATCGAAAACAATTCTATCATCTGATTTTGCAATTTTTTTTAAACTTTCAAATTCATAATTAAAATTATGTGGAGAATTATTTGAAAATGAATTTTTTACTAATGTATGTATCATTTTTTCTTTTATTTCTTGGCTATTGTTGCTAATACTTTTATCATCAAGTTTTTTTTTCCATTCTTCGCCGATATATGACATGCTATGTCCATCTTTAAAAAAAGTGAAGCCTTTGATATATAAAGATTTTATATTATAAGTCAAAAGATTAATTATAGCTCCATATCCTGCTGACGGTATTTTTCTGGCATTTGTAACATGCTTTTCAATTATATTTTTCGGCAAAAAAATTATTGGTATGTTTTTTTTGTTATATAATTGTGTAAATTTATAAATATTTAGCGAAAGACGTTGGTTATGTATTATAGAGTGTAATTCATTTGAAAAAACTAAAAATTTAATATTTTTTTTATCAACCAAATCGAAAAAATATTCATGGAATTTTTTATCTTGAAAACTAATATCTATTTGATTTAAATTTTGAGCAAGACTAAGAGTATATAATACATCTATTCTATTACCAGTATAAACATTATCATTATCAGAAAATATAGAATTATTAATTTTGACTATTATGTCTTGTTTATTAATATGATCAAAATTGATATTTTTTTTAATAGTAGGTGAAGGTCCAATTATAGCAACAGTTTTATTATTCAAATATTTATAGTATTTTCTATGATCTTTTAAAAAATTTTCATAAGAAAGGGACAAATAATAATATTCTCTTTTATATTGTAATATATATTTATTAGAATTTTGTGGAGTAATATCATTTTTTGTAATATTAGAAATAAATATCTGCCCAATATGATTTATTTTTTGAATTCCAGTAAAAATATTAATGAAAACACCCGATAATAAAATAGTAGAAATATTGTTTATAATTTTATCGATAATAGTATCTATATTATTAATAATAAAACAAGATTCTGTGAATTTTAGAATATCATAATTAGCATAAAAATCTTTATTATATTTCAATTTGTCATGAATATCAACATTACAAATAGCATTATCATCTAATATTATTATTTTTTTGTAATTATTATCTTTAATTTTTACTAATAAAGAAGATAAACAATTATAATAACACCAATTATCAAAAGATATCAATTTATTAATATAATGATTTAAATAATTGTAATAATAGCTTGGATCATTTTGGCAATATTCAAATTCAAATTCAAGATTAATAAACATTAATTTATCTTTCATTTGATATATTTTTTTAATATCGGTAATATCGGTAATAATAACAAATATTTTATTTATGTCATTTTTTTTTAATAAATTATTTAAATTGTAGTGATCACCTTCGATTTTTTCTACACTTTTTCCAGAAATGAAATCATAAGATAAATATTTAATTATAGAAAAAAGCTTATCATGATATAACAAAAAATAATCAAAAAAATTTTTCTGCACTGTTTCAATATTTTTTCGTTCTACAATTTCATTTATTATCATTATAAAATTACTCTATATAAATATTATAAATATAAAGAGTTGCGCAACATACCGTTTTGTCATGCGAAAATAAATAATTTTAATATTTTTATTTTCATAGAGTATAAATATAATGAGTTGCACAGAAAATAAGTATTTGTGTAGTATATATGAAAAAAATGTAATAAAATTAAGCCAATATTTAAAACATGTTACAACTTTTGCTGATTTTGATAATATAACTTTCACTTATGAATTAAACACATCTTTAATTGCAGGAGCTAATAAATTTGGGATATCTTTTTCTGTTCCCACAAGTATATCTGATTTATATAGTGGAAAAGTTGGAGCTCTAACAGAAGATAATATTAGGGCATATTATACAAATTTTTATGGTAGCACACTATCTACTACACTAAGTTATGTAGAATTTAGAGATGATTGTACAGGAATATTATTGACATATGATGATCCATTGCCAGATTTAAATGATGATATTTTACCACAAACAGTAAATACTGATTCACTAATATTTATAAAAAATGTAGTGAAGAAATATAGGGATTTTTATGCATATTTATATAAGAAAGCATGTTGTAAAGATGAAGAATTAGAAGAATTATTATCTTGTTGTAAAAAAGAAAAGAAAACTTGCTGTGATAATTGCAAATATAATTCTGGACCATGTTGTGGAACTACAACTGCAACAAGTTGTTCTTCATCAGCATCTTGTGCATCTTCTGTATCATCACACCGTTATCATAGCCACTGTAATTGTCACTGCAAGTAATTAAATAACGCCATGTACTGTATTATTATCACAAATACTATTTAAAACAACAGAACCACATCCAATAATAACATTATTACCAATTGTTATTTTATTATTATTAGTAGAATTTTTACAAACACTATTGGCACCAAAAAGAGTATTATTGCCGATTTTTATACCACCACAAATAACAGAAGCGGGACAAAAGTGAGTATTGTCGCCAATAATACAGTCATGTTCTATTATACTACTTGTATTGAATATACAATGATTACCAATTTCGCAAGAACTATTGATAACAACATTAGGCATAATAACGTTTCCAAATCCGATTTTTACAGTATCAGAAATAATAGCAGATTTATCAATAATATTTGCATATTTTAAATTTTTATCTTCTAAATTATTAATTAAATCATTTCTTTTTTTTAAATCACCAAAACCAATAATTATTTTAAAAAATATTTTATTTCCAGATAAAAAATAATTGGAACACAAATAGCTAATATTTCTATATACATAATTTTTATCAAATATCATATCACCAATATAACCAATAATATAAAAACCATTTTTTATTGCAATATCAGTAATAACACGAGAATGACCACCACAACCAACAATAGCAATACTATTTTCGCATATATTATCAAGAATAGTTTCTATTTTAGCAACAAAAATTTTCATAATATCTTCGGTATAAGTCGGATCACAACATAACATAATACAAGTGTCTCCAATTTGTTTTGAATTATGACATTCATTATTTAATATAAAATTTTTTTTATTTTTGTAACATATTTCATCATAAATTTCCATTCTATAACCAGAAAAAACTTCACTTATGCCATTTTTTTTAAATTCAGAAATAATAATTTCTCTAAGTTTCTTGTATCCGACATAGCTTTTATCTATATAGAAATAATATTTGTAACAAGAACAATAGAATTTATTACTATTATAAAAAAAAGATTTATTTGTAATAATAAAATCATATTTACTAAATACGTCATTTAGCATCATAGTATTTCTCCTTCTTATTTTCACCCATTCGTCAAGTAATACCAAAGAGTTAATTCCGATAGAAGCTTGTATTTCTGTCATTCTATAATTAGAACCAAAATCTGTAATATCATAATTATTTTCATTCATTACTTTTCCATGATCTTTTAGAGACCATACTTTTTGATATAATTCTTTATTATCAGTAGTAATCATGCCACCTTCACCACCAGTAGAAATAATTTTATCTTGACAAAAAGACCAAGCACTAATGTCGCCAAAAGTTCCCAAATATTTGTCACAATATTTAGCTCCATGACATTGTGCGCAGTCTTCAATTACAAAAATATTATTAGATTTACAATAATTACATATTTCATATATTTCATCACATGGAACGCCATTATAATGAACCAAAATGACAGCTTTTGTTTTTTCTGATATATTTCTTTTGATATCAAATAAAGTTATATTTTGAGTGAAATAATTGACATCACAAAAAATGGGAATTCCGCCACATAAATTGATAGAACTTGCAGATGCAATAAAACTCCTTGATGTTACAATAACTTCATCATCTTTTTTTAAATCGATAGCTTTTAAACATAATTCCAAAGCGATAGAACCATTGGAAACAGCAATAGAATAATTACAACCAAAATATTCTGAATATTGTTTTTCAAAATCTTTTACTTTATTACCAGTCCAATAATTAACTCTGCCAGATTTCAAAATGTCAGAAACATCATCTATCATTTTATCTGTGTATTGTGGATATTTCTTTTTTTGTTCCATATATGTATAAAATTATGGTTAAACGTTTATGTATAGTTACAGGTTCAAGGGCAGAATATGGGTTATTAAAAAATATTATAATAAAAATGCGGGAATGTTTTGATTTAAAATTAGTAGTATGTGGATCGCATTTTTCAAATATCCATGGTAATTCAGTAGAATTAATAAAAAATGATAAAATAAAAATAGATTATGAAATAAAAACAATAGAAGTAAAATATGATAGTAAAAATATAATTACGTCAATAGCAAATGAAATGACAGAATTAGCAATATATTTTTCTGAAAATAAATTTGATTATATTATAGTTTTAGGAGATAGATATGAAATAATGGCGGTAGCCTTTGTTGCTACTATATATCAAATAAAAATAATACACTTTTGTGGTGGAGATATAACAAATGGTTCATATGATAATGAATTTAGAAATTCAATAACCCAAATGTCACATATACACTTTGTTTCTTGTTTAGAAGCAAAAAAAAGAGTAGAAATGATGGGCAAAAAAGATGTTTATGTTGTTGGAAATCCTGGATTAGAAATATTTAGAAATTTTAATTGTGGTGAAAAAAAGCATGGCAATTACATTATGTTTGTATATCATGTAGAAACTAAAAATATAGATAAATTAGAAGGGTATTTATGTGAAATAGAATTGTTTTTTGACTATTTACATAATAATAATATTAAAATAATATGTATTGGGACAAATATGGATAATAATAATGATTTGATACGGAAATTATATGTGAAAAAGAAATATTTGGTTATTTATGATAATTTGGAAAGAGAAGAATATTTAAGATTAGCATATCATAGTGATTTATTTATGGGTAATTCATCAAGTGGAATATATGAAATACCTTATTTTAATAAATATGTAATAAATATCGGAGTAAGACAAGAAGGAAGGAGAGAAATAAACAGTGTTATTAATTGTGATTGTGAATTTGAAATATTAAAAAATGCTTATGAAAGTTATAGTAAGAAAAAAATAATATCAAATAACTTGTTTCCAATAATAAATACAAGTGAAAGAATTTGTGAAATAATAGAAAAATATTAAAAAAATTGAAAAAAAAATGTTAATTTTATTACTAAATAAAATATAAAATAAATGGAAAAACCTGCTGATAATGAAGAAAAGAAAGAAGAAAAAAAAGATTATAATGAAGAAGAAAGATTTATAGAATGTATAAGACAAACCATTAAAAAATATATGTCACATGGAAGTCGTTCATCAGAGAAAGTTAATTTTCTCCATAATTTTTTGAAATCTGAAATAACTAAATGTCTTGAAGATAAATATGAAGATAAATATGAAGTAAAATTAGAAGATACTGTGAGTTCTTGTAATATGGTTGGTAAAAAAAAGTGTGATATAACTGTGTATCGTGAAAATATTCTTGTATATATATTTCCTGTAAAATTTATAATGAGTAATTATAAACAAAATAAAAATAATGCATGGGAAAATTTGACAGGAGAAATGATACATTTGAAAAAACAAAATGATTTAGTAGATATCATACCTATAAATATAATATGTAATACTATACCATATTTATCACAAGATAAAAAAATAAAACATTTTGAAAATATAAAATATTCAGAATCTTTTCAAATTTATAAAAAATTAGTGGAATGGAATTTATGCAAAATGACTATTGATTATATTATTGACGTTAAACATGAAAATAATATCGGTGATAATTATGATAAAGATCCAATAATAATTGGATTTAATAATGAAACTCCGCACATATCATTTTATAATATATTCTAAATGGGAATATTTTTTAATATACTTCCAGATAAACTTATCCATCCGCCACCACGTTTTGAACTATTTTCTTCAATATAATCTTCATTATTCCTTAATATTTCAACTATATCATTAATATCTACGTCTTCTTTTGGTTCAATACAAAGAGATGAAACAAATAATTTTGGTATGTCTATTTTGTATTTAATATTTTTTGGATTAACAAAAGTAGAAATATATAAAACTTTTTCAGCTTTTGGTTTAATTAAAGATTGGGTTCTTCCAAAAGCATACCAAGAAGCGTATGTTTTATTTCCTTTATCTCTTTTTTCTAATTCCTCTCTATTTTGTTCTAAAAATTCATATGTTTTTGGATTTGTTTTTTTAAATTTTTCTTCATCAATTATTTTTCCATTATCATCATATGGAAAAATTACCCATAAATCACTGCTGCTATTTGTAATTATTTTCCAACATTCTTCATCATATTTTTTTTCTTTATGAATATAAATTTTATCTCTAAGAGTAGCAATTCCATTTTTAATTGAACATAATTCTTTCAATAATTTTCCGGAAGTATTTTTTTTTTCGAAAAAACTATCGGTTAAATTACTATAATCAATAATTTTATCATTATAAATGAGTGAATTTTTCTGTTGTTTTGAAAAGATAGTTATACAACAATATGTAGAAATGTTTGGAAATACTTTTTGGGATTTGAAATCAATAATTTGTTGGATGTATTTGTTTTCCATTAAATATTTTCTCAATTCTACTGCTGATTTATTATAAATATAACTATTTGGTGTAATAGCAATCATTATTCCATCATCCGACAATAGTTCAATAGATTTCAATATAAATGCATAGTAAAAATCAATATTACCATCAGAAAGAATTTCCCATTTTTTCTTCAAAAAATCTCTATATTCTGGTGATAAATCTTGAATTCTAATGTATGGTGGATTTAGAATTATATTATCATATTTTTTTGTAATTTCACACTTAATAAAATCATTAAAGTGTTTTTTTATTTTCTTATGTTTTGGACATCTTTCCAAATATTCTTCTTTTATATCAAATATATCAATATTATCGTATTTATCAAAATTTATAAATTTCAATAATTGTCCGTCACCAACAGCAGGCTCTAATAAATTTCCATTTTCTTTCAAAAATCCTGCCATAATTTTACTTATGTTTTCAGGAGTAAAAATATCCGACTTTTTGAAATTTAACAATGTATCATCTATAATTTCTTTTTTTACTTTTTTCATTTTTGGTTTTATTATATTATAATATACGTCATCTTATTAAATATAATATTTCAATTTTTTTGATAAATTAGTTTTCATAATCAATATTATTTCTATCATTTTATTTATCCATAATATTATTCATCCATTATAATATTTCTATATTTATTTATCCATCCAACTATTTATCCAACTATTTATCCAACTATTTATCCAACTATTTATCCAACTATTTATCCAACTATTTATCCAACTATTTATCCAACTTATCCAAAAATTTGTCCAACTTATCCAAAAATTTATCCAAATTTACCACAATTTTTGTGGATAAATTTTTTCGTGTTTTTTTCATTTTTTGTGAAATTTTAAAAAAATCAAAAAAAGTGAAACTGATGCTTATGCACTGATTGTGATTTTTTTTATTTTCATTTTATGATGCAAAATTGAAATTAGATCATGTTTTTGGTAAATCTTGATTCTTAAAAATGCGAATATGATGCAAATGCTCATAAATCAAAAAATAGAAATTTTTCTTATGACGATTTTTTGATTCTCATCATGAAAAAAATTTATCCAAATTTACCACATTTTTTGTGGATAAGTGTGGAAAAAGTGGATAAATTTGGATAAATTTGGATAAATTTGTGGTAAATTTATCCAAAATGTTTTTGACACTGATTTATGATGAAAGATGATAATAAATAGAAAAAAACATAGACGGATGTATGTATATAAAATTTTGGATAAATTAACACAGCACAACGATTTTCGGGAGAGAGAGATTTTTTTTTTCGATTTCATTTTTTAAAAAAAATTTTTTTTTTTTTTGGAGAAGTTTGATTTTTTTTTCATTTTTATTTTACAATTTTTGCATCGTAAATTTTTTGAATAATTATTTTGCTACTAATAGTTCAAAATGTATCTATTCTAAGTTTAAATTTTATGATGTCAGATAATAAGAATTTTTTGCAAAATTTTTTTCTAATTTTTTCGAATTTTTTTTCTAATTTTTTGGAATCAAATTTATTTTTTTTATGATTTATTTTTTGATCGATTTTTTTTGTCAAAAATATTTCAAACCACTTATTTCACTATTATTATATCATAATTAACATAATATTAATGATATCTATACAAATATAATTCACTTATAATACAATAAAAATATCAATATAAGTTGTCTATAAT